GGTTCTCTGCTGGTAGCGGAAAAGATCAAAGAGTTCTGCCGCCTGATGGCTCTCTACTGCGGTGAAATCGCCAATGAAGAACGCCGCACCGAGTACATGAAGTTCATCGTAAAGATGGGCGACCGGCGCTTCCGTGACCGGCTGATGAAGGACGCTGCCAGTGTGCTTCCTATCGCTTCGGCGGAGTTTGACGCAAACCCCTACCTTATCAACTGCAAGAACGGCACTTTCGACCTCGATAAGATGGAGTTCCGGGAACATGACTGGAAAGACTTCCTGACCATGCAGACCAATTTCAACTACACCTTACAGGACGCACGGTGTCGCCGCTGGGAGAAGTTCGTTGCAGAGGTTACTTGTAATGACGAAGACAAGGCTGACTATCTGCAAAAGGCGCTGGGGTACTCTATGCTGGGTATGGCGAACGAGGAATGTATGTTCATTCTCCACGGCAAGACTACTCGCAACGGCAAGTCCACCATGCTCTCGGCAATTCACCACCTTCTCGGTGACTATGCTTCCGTGTCCCCCGTGTCGATCATCTGCAAGGCAGAACGGTCGAAGAACGCCGAAGCAGCGAACCCCATGCTGGCTTCCCTGAAAGGCAAGCGATTTGTCACGATGGCTGAGAGTAACCAGTATGGCAAGCTGGACGAGGAAACAATCAAGCAACTCACGGGCGGCGAGGAAATCAAAGCCCGGAACCTCTATGAAACTGCCACGACCTTCCTGCCGCAGTTCACCCTTTGGCTCTCCTGTAACGATCTTCCCACTGTCAGCGATAAGTCCCTGTTCGCTTCCGACCGTGTGCGAGTGATCGAGTTCAACCGTCACTTCACCGAAGCGGAGCAGGACAAGAACCTGAAAAATGAGTTTCAGACGCAAGAAGCTATGCAGGGCATTTTCGCTTGGCTGGTCGCCGGATACTTCAAGTACAAGCGGTTCGGTCTGAAAATGTCCCCCGCCATGCGGAAGGTGGTCAACCAGTACGAGCGTGACAACGATCTGTGCTTGCAGTTCCTCGAAGAACGCTGTGAGCAGGCTGAGGGAGTCAACACCCGCTCGAAGTCTCTGTTTGACGCTTACAAGATTTGGTGCAAGTCCAACGGGTACTTCGCCTGTTCCGCCAAGCGGTTCAACGCCGACATGGAAACGCATCCTGAGTGGCACGGCGGCAAGGTTGTGTATCAGGGCTACCCCGTCTACAAGAACCTCAGACTGAAAGGAGCGTCCTAATGAACCGTTCATGTAACTCTATCCTCTGCCGCTTCGGTATCCACACAGCAGACCCGTATGTTCATATTCAGGTCAAGTGCCGTAATGGTTCTCACCGCTGGCAGAGCAATTATGAAATCTGTAAGCGGTGCGGCAAACGCCTGAGAAAAATCCGCATTGTAAAGGAGCGTCCGTGATGAAAATTACTCTTGATATTCCCGATGGCATTATTGCGGGGTTCTTCAATGGTGTAGAGGTCACGGCTCACGGTATGCAGTTGGTGTCCTATCAACTCAGCACTGACGATCTGAAAGATGGTAACACCGTAAAACTCCCTCGTGAACAAGAGGTGACAGTATGATTGCCACCAATGAAGAACTCGCCCTGCTGGAAAAGTGGAAGCGAAAACTCTGCTTGCAGGAGTGGCGGATAAAGCTGTTGACCCACCTTCACCCGGAAGAAATGATGGTGCGTAATACCGCAGGCTGTACCGAGTGGTCAGAAGCAATTAAGACCGCTCGTATTGAGATCATCAACTCTGCCTGCTACGGCGACCGCATTGTGCCGTTCAATTTTGAAAAGACGCTGGTACATGAGTTGCTACACCTGAAATTCTCTTTCTGGTGTCAAAACGAAGATGATGTTAGCGATAGAGTCATGCACCAGATGATTGACGATCTCGCAAGAGCTTTGACGGAAGGTGACAGCGATGATGAAGCCTGAATACTGCCCCGATTATGTGGGCGTTGCCTGCGTTGATGGCACTTGCCCTGTTGCCAACTGTGAAGAATACGCTGAGCGGTGTATGCCTGTCATTTCATGTTGCCGGGACTGCTTCTATTATAAGGGATGTGAAGACTGTGCAATCTCTGACGATTGCGACCGAATGGAGGATAAACATGAGTAAAAAGTGTGTATGCGGCAATGAAATGACTCGTGAAGACTGGAAGCACGAGTGGGTCTGTCATCGTTGTGGACGAAAGCGGCCTATCCCACTACCCCCGATGTTCACCGTCTTCATGTGCCGTAAATGTGAACACCTTCTGTATGTTGAGGAAGACGTGGACTTTCCTCAGAAGCTCGGAAAAATCGCCGCAAAATCATGTCCCTGTTGCGGCGAACAGGAAGAAGGTCTGTGGAGACTTCTTGGCAGGGCAGAAGGGTTCGAGGGAACCGTGTTCACGGAGGAAAGTGATGAAGACTGAGAAAAAGAACCTCCGCCGTATTTCCATCGTAGTCACGGCACAGACCAAGGGGAACCTTGAACGGCTGGCGGCGGTCTGTGGATACTCAGAGATCGGTCGGGTGGTTGACAAACTCACCCGTGAGAAGATGATCTCCCTCCATGACTTTGAAAGAAAGGAGAAGCGCTATGAATGATGTAATGGAGCAAATCAAAACGCTTTCTGCCACCTTGGACGAGGAAACCACCCGTTTTCACCCTGCCGGTAGACTGCTGTTGCTGGGTTCCTACGAGAGTGTATTTCTGAAAGCGGTCAAGCGCAAGGCCGATCTGTTGGGTATTGACTGTGACCTCACTCAATACCCCTGCCCTCCGTACAAGGCCGTGGTAGTGGACAGAGAAACCGTCCCGTCTGACATTAAGCTCACCGCCGAGGTTGACATTGACCACTCCTACTCACAGGGAATGTCCTCGGTGTCTCAGGCGACTTTGGCGCTTTTGCTGGCATTGGACTTGGTTCACGCTAAGGACATTACCATTGTAGGCCGGGGTCACGCCGTTCAGAATTTGGCAAAGTACCTCACCCTCGGTAACGCAACTGTGACGGTGGCGCACTCCAAAACCAAGAGTCTCTTACAGGCCACAATGAACCGTGATGTGGTGATCTATGCCACGCCGACTATCACGAAGGACATTTCCTACAACACCCGTGATCTGGTCATCGACCTTGGCAATAGCGTTCCCCACCCTGACCGCTTCAACTGTCCCTATGTGAACAGGATTGGTCAGCTCACCGTGAGCGTGTTGCTCAACCGCTTTGCGAGAAAGGAGCATAGAGCATGAGTGACATTCTGACAACTATCGCCGCCGTTGAATGGATTGTTGTAGGCTGTCTATTCCTCTGGCGACTGCGCCACTGGAACCGCCGCTTTTCGGAACTCTATGACGAGCTGCGAAAGGAGATCGACCGTGAATAAGGAAGACGCTCACATTGTCATAGCGATGGCAAATCACAACATGAATGTCACCGATGTTGCCCGTGCTATTTTCGCACACAGAAATACCGTTCTCTATCACTTGGACAAGGTGAAACGGCAGACCGGGTTAAACCCTCGGCGGTTCTATGATTTGGTCGAGCTGGTGAAGATGGCTCAGGAGGTGTTGGAAAATGGGTCTTGATATTACGGTCATGGAACGCAAAGATGTTCGCTGCCCTCATTGTGGTGAGGTCGTCAATACGGTAGATGTTGCCAGCACCGACAGCAGTGGTCGTGCGTGGTATGAGTTCTTGGAAAATATCGGGTACTGTGTTCCTTACGGCAAGCGTACCAAAGAAAAAGATTGGAACTGCTTGGACATGGTTCTTGACAACAAGCAGGCAAAGCAGCTTGCAGACTACGCCGTGAAGAAAGAAGTCTACAACTGGGATGGAGTGGAGAGCGTTGTAGCAACGGCACTTATGCACGAGAACAAGGTGGTTATCAACGCCAACTGGTAGTTAGGTGATAAAGGTGATAAAGGTGAGTGTTTTTGCAAAGACTTTTTTCAAATTGGCGTGTTTTGAAAAATTGTTTTTCGTATTTTAGGTGAGTTAGGTGAGTAATCGGGCATAAATGCCTATAACTCTCTCTTATACGCGCGTATATAGAAATAGTTATAGGGAAATACACCCGATTACTCACCTTTATCACCTTGGCAACTTTGAAAGGAGAAAACGACTATGGCAGATGAAATTGTGAAGAAACGCACTCGGCCTGATCGTAAGGAAGCTCTGAGCGTCCATACAGAACCGGGTGACAACAGAAAATATCTGGAACATTCGATGGTCATGTTAGACTGGCCTGATGTGAATGTAAGAGAACCTGAACAAGTCAAAGAGCGTATGGGTATGTACTTTGCTCTATGCGCTCAGGACGATATGAAGCCCTCTGTTGCTGGTATGGCATTGGCTTTTGGGGTTGATAGAACGACTTTATGGAAATGGGCAAATGGGGTAGATAGTAAGACTTTGCCCCCGGAGAGCCGCAACCTCGTTAAAAAGGCGTATCAACTTTTGAACGCTCAGATGGAAAACTATATGCAGAACGGAAAGATCAATCCGGTCGCCGGTATCTTCCTGATGAAGAACAACATGGGCTATGCGGATAAGCAGGAGGTCGTGTTGACACCCAACCAGCAGCTCGGAGAGCAGGTCCCTGCCGAGGATTTGGAGAAGAAGTATCTCGAAGATGTGGTGGGTGCGTCCAGCGACTATGACCCGGAAGACTGAGCGACTTTCACGACTTTTGCGACTATGGCTTACGACTATGCCGAACGACTTTGCGACTTTCGCCTGAACGACTTTGCGACTTTGACAGAGCTGCCGATCTCTCCACGGGGTCGGCGGCTTTTCTTTTCCCCGGCTAATCGGCGGCGGGTTCCACCGGGGCGGCGCGGGCGCTGCCGGGGTTCCGGCCTGATCTGAAAGCGGAAACATTTTTCAGCCCTTTATATTGTATAGCTGCCGTATTTGCGAAAAATCTTGATTTTCTTTTGTATTTACGCTTGACAAGTAAATGCAAATATGCTATCTTGTATTTACCGAAATGAAGTAAACGCAAATTGAATTTTGAAAGGGGTTTGCATTATGAAAATTTATGATCTGCCTGTTATGGGTTATGAACGGGCAAAGAGTTTTTACGGAAAGGCAAAAATCATTGAAACGGACAACGGCGAAAAAGTTTTACAGTCCTACAATACTTTTGTTTGTCGCATCACGGCGGCGGGGCGGTTCGTTCGTATGTGGGGCGGTTATTCTGCTACCACAATGCGCCATGTAAATAGTTTTCTTTCGTTCTATGATATGAACGGCGGCGGAAAATCGTGGTGGAATATGCAGCCGGTAGAAACGGAAAAGCCGAAAGCGGCGGATATGACCCCCGCCGAAAGTTTGAAAGCTATGTGTAACCGCCGTGCAGCTAACAACATGAATTATTGAAAGGGGTGTATTAAATGAAATTCAAGACAACACAAAAGGCAATCCGGGCGAATTACAATAAAATTATTTGCGTTCCCTATTGCGGATTGCAAACCCTTTTGAATTATGAAACCCCCGTTGCGTACACAGTACGCCGTGAGGGGTGGGCGGCTGATATTTACGATATGGGCGGCGGGGTTGCCATTGTAACAGGCTATGCCCCTTTCGGAAATATTCGCCCATCTTATGAATTGCGTGAACGGTATGAAACGCAAGCCGAAAAAATCCGCTATGATTATAGCCTTTCCTATGAACAACAGCGGGAAAGCCTGAAAAGCCTTGCAAGGGATTTTATAAAGGGGGTTTGCAATCATGAATAAGCGTGAATATTGCGAAAGCCGGGAAAGCATTGCATATTATAGCGGCTTGAATGGCCTTGAAATCAAGGGCATTGAACACGGCATTGACGATTATGTTTACTGCGTTTCCGGGGCGTGGGGCGGCGGTAAAGCGTTCCACCGGTGCAAGATACAGTATACCCGCAACGGGGCGGCATTTTTCCGGGTGCATGGGTATAAAATTCCGCTTGATGAATGTATCAGAATGGGGGTTTAATTATGAATTACATTTTCAAAACAACGGCAACAATGAAAGAATACAACAATAAAAAGTGGTACATTGACGGCGGTATTGTTTCAGATATGCGCATAGATGCGGACAGCGTGGAAAATGCGCTTGAAATTTACCGGGAACGGGTGAAAGAAAAGCACTGTATCACCATTTCCAAAAATGCCATTAAAAACAAGTCGGAAATGTTCGTTGATTTATCAGGCGGGGGCGCAAAACAAGTTGGCTATGTTATCACGGGCAAAACAGAGTTTGACAAGGGCGATTATACCGGATACAGCACACAATATATTGATCTATGGGTGACAATTTTAACCGTTGTCGATACGGTATTTTGATAGGGCGGTGAAAGCGTGTATATTATTCTTCTGCTGCTTCTGCTGCCGGTTCAAATCCTGATTGAAATATTGAAATTGAATAAGTGAACGCCGCCCCGGTGCTATTCCGGGGCGGTTATTTTTATGCTTTATCCGTAAAGGCGTTTTACGGGCTTTTGCTGTTTGGCGGTATACTGATACTACCGCCTATATTAAACGCCGTGCGGGGCGTTCTAATGGGGTTTTCGGCGGTGTTATGGCGTGAGGTGTTAAGGCGGTGTATAGCTGCCCTGTTTTTTTTGCGCTTTTCCGGCCTGATCGGGGCGGCGTGAATGGGTAACGGGGGCGGGGGATATGCCAGCGGCAGCGAGGGCGGGGTGAGCCGAAAAATACCCGCAAAAAATAAAAAGGCTTATTTACACTTACCTATTGACAATTACATTTACCTATGCTATCTTATATGCAAGAGGTGATCTTATGATGACATTCAAAAACGCAATCGGCTATATCCGAGTCTCCACCGAGCGACAGGCCGATGATGACAAATACGGTATCGAGGTTCAGAAGCAGGCCATTCTTCTCTACGCCAATGACAACGGCTACAACATCGTAGACTGGAAGGTCGATGAAATCAGTGGTGCGAAAGATGACCGTCCCGGCCTGAACGAAATCCTTTATGGGGACGATGTAAGCAATCCTCCCTATGAAGCGGTGATCGTATTCAAGAATGACCGTGTGGCTCGTGATACCAAGCTGTATTTCTACTACCTGTATGTGCTGGAAAAGAAGAACATCAAACTTCTGAGTACGCAGGAGAGCTTCACAGAGGGTAGCGAGTTTGCCAACATCTACCGTGCGCTGCTTCAATTCGTGGCAGAGCAGGAGAGAAAGAACATCGCTCTGCGAACCGGCAAGGGTCGTTCCATCAAGGCTTCCTGCGGTGGGTACAGCGGCGGTCGCCGTCCTTACGGCTACAAGGTAGTTGATGGTGTTCTCACCATTGACGAGCAGGAAGCTCCTATCGTGAAGTTCATCTTCGAGAAGCACGAGGACGGCGTTTCCATGCTGGGTATCACGGAGCTGTTGGAAAAGGCGGGATACCAGACCCGTTCCGGCAAGCGGTTTCAGGTATCCACCATCAAGAGTATTCTTGGCAACCGCCCTCTGTACGAGGGTATGTATAAATACGGCGACATGAATTGGGTTAAAGGTGTTCATGAGCCGATTTTGAAGACGGAGTGTTAAATAAATATGAAAGATCTTTATGGACTTCGCAGTGAAGACATAGATATGCTCAAACAGGCAGGTTACGGTGATGACATATTCTATGTTGGAAATTATGGAATATCCGATGTAACCGGAGAGCAACTTTTCTTTATTTCGTTCTATACTTCCGAGCAAAAGAATAAAGCCTATAAATATCTTTGTGAAAGTAAATGAGGGGTAAGAAAGGTTGGGTGAAATGAAAAAGATGGTGTGGCTGATAGGGCTGGCGGTCATCGTGGTCTTCTTTCTGGTCGGGTGTTCTAAGAAGGACTCGGCTGAACCTATTGCTTGGGACTCGGCTCTTTCCGAAGCCGGGTTCACCGATGACGAGATCGCAAGCTATCGAGAAGTGTTTGACACCGTAGGGGTGACTGATTTTCACGATATTTCTATCGTAGATAATGACCCTATGACCGTGATTTGTGGTAAAATCTATGACAGCGAGGATTTACAGCTCAATGTGACGCTGGAAAATCGCCAGATCATTTATGTAGAGTTGGCTGGTATACCTGATACTAAGACCCAAGCCTATTTCAACTGGCGTGGTAAAGTGAAATGGAAGACAGTGAACACGAAAAAAGCAGTTGAGCTATATTCTGACACCGAGGGCGGCTATTTAGGGGTTCTGGATTGGGACAATAAGACGATTTCGGAGTATGAGGGCTGACACCATGAGGTTTTTTCTCAATGTAATCGGATATTTTCTGATAATCAGTTCTATTTTGCTGGTTCTGGCGTTTGTGATACCGAAAATTTTATAATCGGCTTCTGTAAGGGCAGAAGTGACAGCCATAACGGGCTATCTGTGTAGAAATACACGGGTAGCTCGTTTTTTTGTTGGAAAGGAAATGCACATGAATTATGAAAAACTCTCCGGCTCTATCCGAGCCGTGATCGACCGCCGACCGGGAGATAACGGGGCGTACAGCGATCTCTTTTCTCTGTGTCGAGAGTGGGAAGCTGAGGATTTCTCGGCGGCGCATAAAGTGAACAAGGAGCTGCTGGCACTCTCCGCAGATCAGGTAGTCCGTGGCGGCGGGGCGAAGTTCTATGAACAGTGGCGGCGGTGTCTTCTCTTTGAAGCGCCCCATGACTTTGACTCTTTCATGACTTATATCGAACTCGACCGCAAGCCGGAAAAGAGGTTCTATGCCCCCCGTAAGCACTATCTCAGACCGATGGTGCAGGGGTTTCAAGATGTTCTGGACGGAAAGCTGCGCCTTTTGACGATCTCCATGCCGAAACGAGCGGGAAAGTCTCAAACGGGTATCAATTTTGTGAATATGCTCTCCGGGAAGTTCCCTGACCGTTCGACCCTGATGGAAGGGACAGGCGATGACCTTGTAAAGAGCTTCTACAATGGTTGTCTGGAATACCTGACAGTCCCTAACGAGTATCTGTTCTACGATGTATTCCCGGACGCACGGCTGGTACAGACCAATGCCGACACGAAGACGGTGAACCTGAAAAGCAAGTCCCGTTTCCCCACCATCATGTGTCGTTCCATTGACGCTCGACAGGTGGGCTTGTCCGAAGCCACCAATGTCCTCTACCTTGATGACTGCGTAGAGGGTCGTGAGGAAGCGAAGAACCGCCAGCGGCTTGATGACAA